TCTAACTTGATTAGTGGTTTGTGGTCTAATATCTATATTATCTCTTACCGTACCTATCCCATTAACACCACCACCACTATCTCCTGAATTAACGGTACTATTAGTATTGCTTCCTATGGTCTTCCATTGAGCTGAAAATCCACCTGCCATTATTTCCTCCTAATTTGTAGTAGAAGGGGCCGAAGCCCCCTCTACGATTATTAAACTAACCACTTACTACGATGGGTCAGGTCCTATACCAGTACTTCCATCTCCACCTATCTCATTATATTTAGAGTCTAAGCTTCCATTACCACCTTCTTGTATAATTTTAAAAATACAAGCAGCGTTAATCAAAGCACTTCCACCATCTAAATTCATAAGATAACACGCGCCTATAGGAACCTTAACATGAACATTAGCAACATCTGCTGTTGTCAATGTTGGGTCCATAAGTATTGCAGTAGGAGCAACTCCTGCATCTGGGTCAACGTCAGCTATAATTTGTTTAAAATTATAACAGTCAGTTGCCGTTAATGCACCAGCTCCAGACAAATCTGCATCGCCTGATGTTCCAACCCATAAGTCTACAGGAACAGCTTGACCATCTAAGTCAGTACCAGCTGAATTAACAATTAACGTCCATGGTTTAGTTGGGTCTAATCCAACAGGTGTTCTTTGTGTATATGAATCTGTTTCAGTAGCACCTACTGTAACAGTACATGTCCATGTTGTAACACCGTTGAAAGAACCTTCAACTGACCAATCGCCTCTAGTTAAAGCCATATCAACCTCCCCTTAAGAAAACTTAAGAATTGCATGAGTTTCAGGGAGACTAATTTCTAAGCCAGCTTCAGTGATGATTTGGTCTTGTCTACCATCAACGCCGTTGTCTTGTACATTAGTTTCAATGAAGGTGTCTCGACTAACACCATTACCCACAAGTGGTCTGTAAGCTACGTTTTTCATATCAATACAAACTGCATAATTTTCCCAAGGACCTCTTAATAAAGGCTCTTGAACAAAATGCAAGTTACCGAATATAGTATTAACAACTGTTACTGTATGCCCAAAAGCACCAGGAACTGTATTAACATCTAATCTATATTGAGATGAACCTACAGAATTATTTAGAAAGCTTCCATTACCTAATTTGTTTAGATATGTGATAATTTTTCTAGAAGCTAATACAAGCTTATTACCACTATTTCCACCTTCAGGAGCAAAGAAATCTTCCATTGCATCTAAAAAAGCATCATAACCTGATGAAGCATAAGACATGCTATATACTTTTCCATTAGAGTTAGTATAAGGTACAATACCCCAACTAGTTCTAGTGGGAACAGTTGCAAGTGCTTCAGCTGATGATGAGCCATAGCCAAATAACATTGCTTGTTCTATATCCATTTTATGTTCCATTAGTTTATCTTGCCATATTCTTTGAAACTCATTAGCAATACCTCTATACTCAGTAGCTAATGCAGTGCCTGAAAAGATATTCATTCCAGTTTTGAAGATTTGTGTATAACCTTCTCTATCGAATAATTTATCTTCCCAACCAGAAGGACTATCAGTACCTTCACCCCAAGCTGTTCCAACAACTTGTCCTTTAGCACCAGCATTAAAGGTAATTGTACCAGTTGCAGGAGTATCAAGAGGAACTATCTCAGTTGTAGGATTAGAAACAAGTATAGTTGTTACACCATTGGTACCATCTGTACCAGACTGCGCAATATCACCTGCAGCATCACCTGTTATTCTAAACCTATATACTGTTCCAGTACTATCTTCCATTGCTATTACTTGACCTGGTACGATAAAATTAGGAGCACAATTTGCTAATATTTTACCATATTGGTCATAACCACATGTAATAACAAGATTATCTGTTTCTGCGTCTGTTATTGCAGGACCTGCGCCTAAACTCCAAGTCACTGCTGTTTCGACTTCAAAATCACGTCTTTGCCACTGATGTCTCTGTTCTAAAAATTTAAAAACAGGGTCATTAGTAGCCTTTTTTGCCACCTTCGATAAATATACGAAGAATGGACTTTGCATAGGGGCTAATTCAGCAACTCTTTCACCAAAGTTAAACTTACGTCTTACATCGTTTAACGAAACGGAAGATTGTGCCGTATTAGGACCGCCCATGTTCGAAAACACTGTCGCGTTCGCCATTATTCCATCCTCAATTTGCCCGTCCTCAACTGCCTTATTAGGCCTTCAGTTGGGCGTTGATTAAAATTACTTCCAGGGATTTTTACTATTAAAATTCCCTATCAAATTATCCATAACCTTATCTTCAAATGTTCTTTCATCGGTGTTTCCTTGTCCAGAAGGCATTACTCCCATTGGAGATGGTACTTGCTGGGCATTTTGAACTTGTTGAAAATCAGAACTAGGCATAGGATTAGTGGTATCCTGATTTGGAGCACCTCCTTGCTGTAGTCTGTACAATTGAACTAGATTATCGATATTTAACGATTTAGGGTCAGACATTTTATTCATGAAATCAGTAGTCTCGGATTCAGTCATACCATAATGTCCCATAACGTGTTCTTTAATTTGAGCAGCTTGAGCAGATTGTTTTTGTTGTGCTTGCTGTCTTTGGACATTAGCAACTCTCTCCTCTTCTTGCATTTGAAAACGTTCTTCCATTATAGCACCTTGATACTGAGTCTTAAGAGTATTGTATTCACTCATATCATCACGCCATGACTCTACCTCGTCTAGATACCTAGCGCTTTCGCTTTGAGGGTCATTATATGCTTCCTCTCTGCTATAGTTTCTAGGCGCTTGTGGTTTATCTGGAGGAGGTGGAAAAGCCTCAGGTTCTTGCATTAGCGGTTCTTCAGCTTGAGAAGGTTCAGTAGACGGTTGTCTATTTAATTGTTCTCTAAGCTGTTGATTTTCAGCTTTTGCCTTATCTGCTTCAGATTGCCAATATTGATACCTTTTTTCATCATTATTAACTTCTTGAACAGGTTCCTGGGGTTTCTCTACATTCTCTTGAACAGGTTGTCCTTCCGGAGCTGGTTCAGGAGTTCCTTCATTACCATCAGTAAAAGCACTTTCAATAGTATTATTCGCAAAGCCATCATCATTTATTTCCCCGAATACAGCTTCTTCTAAGCTTTCATATTCAGGCTGCTGTTGGGTATTTGGGTCTTGTACATTTTCTTGTGACATTTTATTTCTTTCTCCTTTTAGCTGCTCCTTTTCCACCAGAAGGAGGTGAGCTTAAGTTTTTAGCAGAATCTCGAATCTGCTGTTTCACAGTGGATAGACTGTCGTCAAGTCGTTTTTCATAAACAGTACCTGCCGCCTTAGCTTTATTACTAACTTGGTCAAGGTCGTTTTTAAACTTCTCAACTTCAATCCTTTTTCTAAGGTTAACAGACTCTCTATCTCTAGATTGTAAGTCACCTTTAAGTTTTTTAATTTCTTCTCCAGCTTGTTGAACTTGTTGCTGAAGTTTTGCAATAACATCCGTTCTTTCCATAACTCCTTGCATATCAAATATTTCAGTCTTTTTAAGAACTTCTTGCCTATCTATTAAACCTTTAGAGAAAGCATCCATATAGAATTCAAGTTCCGCATACCTATTAGATGGTAGCGTTGAACCAGAAACAACTATAATATCATACTTTCCTACAGCTATATTATTAAAAATCTTTATTTCACCAGTTTTATCATCAACTAATTTCTTGTTAATAATATACTTAGTTATTGAGTTATTGGGTTGTATAACTCTAAATACTTTCTCGCTCTTGTAAAGTTGTTGCATTAAAGGAATTGCTAATTGACCAACTCTAGTTAATGCTGCTTCTACGTCAGCAAGCTTTGACTTCATTTTCCTTTGACCAAATTCATCTATACTGATAGTAGCTTTATATGTTTGAGGCGCAGCTTGACTGTTCCCCATCATCATCTCATATAAACCTAATGCATGGTCGATATCATTTTTAGCAGTCTGCTCATTTTGATATAATTCATTTGGAAGGGGAGTGGGCTGAACCGGCATAGGAGCTCCATCTGTAGGGTCATAGGGGATTGCAACTCCAGGTTGAGCCCACTTTTCTTCAAATTC